TCATGCCCGACCCCATGGCGCAGAAGGCGCAGGAGCGCCGCAAGGCCGCGGTCAGCCTCTCTCGTCAACTCAACGCGGCCGACACGGTACTGACCGGCGGCGACAGCAAGCTGGGGGCGTAATGACTCCCAAGCAACTCTATGACCTTGGAACGGACCTCTTTTCCAAGAAGTCGTCCTTGAACAATTTGCACCAGGAGCTAGCGACGCACTTCTACCCGGAGCGCGCGACGTTCACCGTGACGCGCAGCCTGGGAGAAGACTTTGCCGGCAACCTGTCGACGAGCTACCCGCTCCTGTGTCGGCGCGATCTGGGCAACCAGTTTGGCGCGATGCTGCGCCCAACGGCGAAGCAGTGGTTTCACATGCAGCGTCGGTACGAGAAGAACGAAAAGACCGAGGTGCGACGTTTTCTCGAAGCGTTCGAGGAAACCCAGCGACGGGCGTTGTACGACCCCATCAGCCAGTTCACCCGTGCGACCAAGGAGGCCGACCATGACTTCTCAGCCTTTGGTCAGTGTGCACTGTCGGTCGAGGTCAACCACAATTCAAAGGCGGGGTCGCACCTGCTTTTCCGTTGCTGGCATCTGAAGGACATGGCCTGGCAGGAAGACGAGTCCGGGAAGGTGGAGACGAAGTTTCGCAAGTGGAAGCCCACGCTTCACACCCTGCGGCGCACGTTCAAGAAGCTGCCGCAGCAGCTGGAGAGCCGCCACACCTTGACGCCGTTCGACGAGCACGAGGTGTGGCACATCGTCGTGCCGGCGGATATGTACGACAAGGGGACCAAGCTTCCCTACTGGGGGATCTGGTACGACCCGGCTCACGACTTCGTTCTCGACGAAGTGCCCCTGTGGACCGGGCACTATGTCATCCCCCGATGGCAAACGGTGTCGGGGTCTCAGTACGCCTACAGCCCCGCCACCGTGGCCGCGCTGCCTGATGCACGACTGATACAGGCCATGACGTTCACGCTGCTGGAGGCGAGCGAGAAGGCGTCATCCCCTCCCATGATCGCGACACAGGACGCCGTTCGATCGGATCTTGCGCTGTATGCCGGTGGCGTGACCTGGGTCGACTCCGAATACGACGAGCGCCTCGGTGACGCGCTTCGTCCGGTCACGCAGGACTTTCGCGGGTTGCAGTACGGCCCCCAGATGAACGCAGACGTGCGAGCACTCATCCGCGAGGCGTTCTACCTGAACAAGCTCGCCATGCCCCAGCGCGGCCCGGAGATGACAGCCTACGAAGTGGGCCAGCGAGTGCAGGAGTACATCCGCAATGCGATGCCCATCTTCGAGCCAATGGAAGCCGAGTACAACGCGGCATTGTGCGAGAACGCGTTCGAGTTGCTCTGGCGCAACGGGGCGTTCGGTGACCCGCGCAACTGGCCGAAGGAGTTGCTCGGCGCGGAGATCGAGTTCCGTTTCGAGAGCCCGCTGCACGACGCCATCGAAGAACAGAAGGGCCACAAGCTCATGGAAGTGAAAGCGATGCTCGCCGACGCTGCCGCCATCGAGCCCAAGGCTATCGCCCTCGTTGACTTCCAGGTCGCGCTGCGCGAAGCCATGGAAGGCATCCAGATCCCGGCAACGTGGATTCGGTCCGAGGACGAGGTCAAGAAGCTCGCCGCCGCGCAGGAGCAGGCAGCCGCCGCCCAGCAGATGCTTGCCAGCATGGAGCAGGCGTCGAACATCGCCAAGAACAACGCAGCCGCGCAAGCACAGGCGCCCGCGGAGGCGCCTGCCACGGGGTCTCCTCTTGACATGATGGCGGCATAATGGCCGAGAAGAAGCCTACCCGAGCGATCGGCCCCTTTGTACCGCCACCCTACGAGCTTGGCGACGCCTCCGCGTTCCAGGCTCTTGAGCGTGGCGAGGCCGAGCCGTACCAGCAGCAGCGCGCACTGAAGTGGCTCATCGAGCAGGCTGCCGGCACGTACGAGTTCAACTTCTACCCGACTGACCGCGACACGTCGTTCGCGCTTGGCCGGGCCTTTGTCGGGCAACAAGTCGTGAAGCTGCTGCGGCTAAACCTTTCCTCATTAAGGAGCAATGATGGCTGACGAGAACATCGTCGATGAAGTGGTCGACACCAAGGTCGTGGCGCCTGCCTCGCCCGTTATAGACGACTCGGTTACGGACACGGGTCTGGTGACCGACCCGCCCAAGGACACGGCGCCTGCCGCCCCGGCCCCGAAGGCCGGTGACTGGCCCGCTGACTGGCGCGACAAGTTCTCCGGGGGTGACGCCCAGAAAGCTGCCCGTCTGCAACGCTATGCGTCCCCGCAGGCGTTGACCGATGCGCTCATCGCGGCCCAGAACAAGATCCGCGCGGGCGATCTCAAGCCGACGTTGGGCAAGGACGCAAAGCCCGAAGAGGTCGCGGCCTTTCGCGAGGCGCATGGGATTCCGGCCGAGCCTGGCAAGTACGACCTGGGCGACCTGGAAGTGCCCGAGGGCGAGAAGCCCATGGTCGACAAGTTCCTCGCGTCCGCGCACTCTGTGAACATGACGCCCGATCAGGTGCGCACCGCCCTGAAGGCTTACACCGATATCTCGGAAGAGGCGCGCAACGCCCGCATCGCTCAGGACAACGAGATCAAGGCGAGCGCCGAAGATGCCCTGCGCGCTGAATGGGGCGAGGACTACCGGACCAACATCAACCTCGTGACCAACCTGCTTGATGCAGCGCCCGAGGGGCTGCGTGACAAACTGTTACGCGGGCGTCTTGCCGACGGCACGCCGATCGGTTCGAGCCCCGAGGCGCTGCGGTTTCTGGTCGGCCTTGCCCGGGAGCGAAACCCGGCCGGTGTGGTCGTGCCGAGTGGCGTCATCACCGCGCAGTCGGTCGACGATGAAATTCAGAAAATTGAAAAGACTATGCGCGAGGACAGAGCGGCGTACAATCGCGACGAAAAGATGCAGGCGAGGTATCGCCAACTACTTGTTTGGCGGTCCTCTCAGAAGGCAGCATAGCCCGCTACCCTCGCAAGAGCCCGGGCATTGAATGGAGAAGTACCACGTAGACACGTAGCTGGCCCCTGTACTGCCGACGGTGACCCCCGAAAGGGCTACCTCACCGTCTGCCGTTAGGCATCCCCGAGCGAATGTCGCAGTTCAACATTTGATTTGGAGAAACCGAAATGGCAGATACTGCGTTTCAAATCCAGTACCGGCAGGAGTTCATCCAGACCTTCGAGCAGCACCAGTCCTTGCTGCGCGAAACGGTGACCACCGAAGCGGTCATCAAGGGTCAGCAGGCGGTGTTCCTCATTGCCGGCTCGGGCGGCGCTGCCGCCACCACGCGCGGCGTCAACGGCCGGATTCAGGCCCGCGGCGACGATCTCACCCAGACCACCGCCACGCTCCAAGAGTGGCACGATCTGGTGCGCAAGACGAGCTTCAACATCTTTGCCAGCCAGGGCAACCAGCGGGCCATCATGCAGATGACTACGATGGCGGTGCTCAATCGCAAGATCGACTCCTTGATCATCACGGAGCTTGCGACGGGTACGGTCACCGTTGGCTCGTCCACGACGGTCCCGTCGGTGTCCATGTTCCAGAACGCCCGTGTGAAGCTGAGCAACGCGTCGGTGCCGTGGGACAGTAATGTCACGCTGCTTTGCCAGCCGAGCTTCATCGCGTACCTGGAGCAGGCACCCGAGTTCGCGAACGCCCAGTACGTCGACATCCGCCCGTACGCCGGCAACACGGCAAGCTGGCAGGACAAGCCGATGGCTTACCGGTGGCGCAACTGCCTCATCGTCGAGCACCCGGGCCTCCCTGGCAAGGGCACGTCCTCGGAGCAGTCGTTCATGTACCACAAGACTGCGATCGGGCACGCGGCTGATACGGGCGGGATGCAGTCGCCCGTGGGCTACGACGAGGAGCAGGACTACTCGTGGGCTCGCGCGTCGTGCTTCATGGCGGCCAAGCTGCTCCAGAACGCCGGGGTTGTGGTCATCACTCACGACGGTTCGGCGTACGCCTAACCTTCATCCATAGGAGAGATCACCATGGCATACCTCGGTTCGACTCAAAGCAGCAGCGTTGCAAACCCGCCCATTCAGATGTTCGGCGCTGTTGGCGCCGGCCCCGATGTGCGGATCACCGGAGGTTCCACCCTGCTCTACACCGGCAACAACTATCAGCAGTCCTCGACTGCGACGGTTCGCCCCGGTCTGGGCTCGGGCCAGAACTTCTGGATGTACAACACCACGGATATGACTTCGGCCCCCTGGGACGGGTCGTACTTCACCGACGGTGGCGCGCTCGGCATGCGCCCCGGCGACGTGGTGTGCATCGTGCAGCACGGCACGACCGTGATGTCGTCCTACTACCTGCGCTTCGCGGTGGTGGGCTACGTCACCACGGCCGGTACGGCGATCCTGAGCACGCAGTCGCTCGTGTCCTGTTCGACGTAACGTAGTAGGCACCTGGCCGCCCCTTCGGGGGCGGTCCTCCTTCCACAACTGGAGACATCAATGCCCGAAGAAAAGAAGCGCTCGCCCATGATCGATCAGACTCGCATGCGGCTGGCCGAGTACGAACGGCAGGACTGGGTTGCCAACATCGAGTTCGGCACGCCCACCGATGCCTTGCTGGTTCCTGGTTTCTGGGCTCACATGGCCTCGTATCTGCGCCCCTACGATCATATCGAAGCCCGTTCCGACGACGGCACCTGGGTGGCCTACCTTATCGTCACCGGATGCGACCGAACTTGGGCTCGGGTCGTGATCGACCGCGTGGTCAACCTGACCACCCGCGACGTCGCCGAATCCCAAGCCGTTGCTCCGACCCACAAGGTCGAGTGGAAAGGCCCGCAGAACAAATTCACGGTGATCCGCATCGCGGACGCGGAGCCGATCAAGATCGGTTTCGCGACCAAGGATGAAGCGACCAACTGGATGCGCGAGCACGAGCGCGTGATCGGAGCCGCCCCGGCGTGACGACAC